ACGATAGGTCCCGAATTTGAATTGTTTATCTGCACCTGAAAATACCTTTCGGGATAAGGTAAATCCTTTTTGTATAACTGATTCAACATTTCAATCTTTCCATCGGGATCAAATGTAATAAATAACATCTGTGCCCAATAATCATATCTAACAACACCCAATATATGTAACCATTGTGCCATCTTTTTGCCTCACCATTTTTATAGAATAAAAAATTACTTTACAATCCTCTCTCTCATAATTTCTTTATCACCCCGCAACAAACCCCAGTAAAGAGCCCACTCAGGATCAGTAATTCTATCTCTCATTATCTCACAATCACCAAAGTTAACACTCCAAAAGTAAGCCCACTTAGATTCACGAATCATATCTTTCATAATTTCACGATCACCAATAAAATAACTCCAGTAGTAAGCCCATGCAGAAGGAATTGTTTCTTTTGACAAAAAGTCATCAAACATCATATTCTCATCATATTTTTCAAGTAGCAACATAAACTCATCGGAAGTTTCTTTATAGGGCCAAATTTTATCTTTACTCCTCTCAACAATTATCTCTTTTACTTGTTTCAAGGTCTTCATCTTGTTTCTCCTGATCTCATTGTTGAGTACTGCATAACACAGAAAAAAATTAAAGTCAAGAATTTTTTTGCGAAGATTATTAAGATCTTTGCAAAATCCACTTCAAAATCCCGTGCTTTTTTTTTATCCTATTACAGTAGGAGGATCAAAGTTATGTATTAAAATAAACAGATGGATTCAACATTAACAAAATATCTATACATCCAAATATGGATATTATATTCTGGTCCGGGCAGCAGGATTCGAACCTGCGACATCTCGGTCCCAAGCCGAGTGGCCTACCAGACTGGTCCATGCCCGGATTATTTTGATAGCCGTGGTGGGATTTGAACCCACGGAACCCTTTCGGCCTGACGCTTATAAGGCGTCTGCTCTCACCAGCTGAGCTACACGGCTAAATGAAATCTGGAGCGGGCAGCCGGATTTGCACCGACAATCAACACTTTGGTAGAGTGTTGCCTTACTCTTAGGATATGCCCGCTTTCTAAAACATAAACACACTAACATTAAAAAGATCGTTGTATTTATTAAATGCATCTATAATAGCATTAGGAACACCCGTTATCAGGCCATTGGGCATTACCAATAGAAAATTACATTCTTTAGCGTATTGTTTGAAATTAGCGTATTTATCTTCAACATATCTAACATTAAATTGGAAGTTATTCTTCTCAATTATTGGAATAGCAAAGTCATAATTCTCAATAGTCCAAATCTCCATATTATCAAAGTTTTTAAGAAAAGAAAGAAGATACGTCATATCATCATCTTTCCTTTCAGGATCGACAATAATCATAACCAAAGTATTATCAGTCATTTATTCTACTCCTTAACCTATAACAATTATAATTCTATCTTTATCCATTGGCCTTATTCCTATCACAGAACCAACTTGCGATAATACTTCTAAATCATTTTTATCAAGGAGATTAACTCGAATAACAACTCCAATAGTTTTTAAAACATCCTCAACATCTTTAATTTTGTTTATATAAGTTAACGCACCATATAGATCACTTGGTATCATCATAAATAACCTCTTTTTATTTAAAGATTAACATATAAACACTTTAATGTAAATCTTCAAATTCATCTCTCTAAAAATTCTCTTTATCCGAGATGAAAAGTAGAGTACCACAATCGGAATACTGGTCTGCATCAGCAATAGATTGATTATAGTGCTCTTTCATACATACTTCAAATTTTCCAAAAGCACAAGGAATATCCCCTTCATACCAACATTCTCCAATCTTTTTTTAGTTCTTCATTTTAGAATCACAAGTCTTTGTAGCTATAAAAGCCTCAATATTATTTCCATTGTATCTTCTCCAATAGGATTGAATAAACCGTATTTCGATGCAACTGTTTTATATAAAGGTAATCCATAATAAGCATAATCTTCAGAATAAACAAGCGGATCTTCAAGAATCCACAACCACATCTTGATAACCTCATACATTAACGAGGATGAAATACCTCGCTTATTTAATGCTTTTTCGAAGGCAAATTCTAAATCTCTTTTTAACTCTTGTTTGATATTTTCTTCCGTCCACTCTTTTGGCTCATAATGTTTTGTTGTAGTATAACCAAGAATGTGGATTTCATCTGGTCTAAAAAAAGAACAAAGCCTTACAAAATCTCTCCCATCAATACATTCCGATTTCTTATTCCCGGCCTTGATTTGTTCAATTACAAATTCTTTTGTTAACATTTTAATCCTCCTTCATAACCATTGTTGCTTCTCCTCCGCAATTCGGATCGCCACATCGAGTCCATTGCCCGGTGAAACGTCCGATTCCATTTCAACGCCCAGGTCTCATATTCGCTAGGATCGTCGGGTCTAGGCCCGCATTTCATCGTAGCGAATTTTTCTGCATGAGGAATTATCATTTCCCTCGCCATCTCGTAAATGATGTCTTTCATATCTATACTGTCTCCTTTCGATGCGGCAAACGAATTTTTCTCCTCACAATCTACACTCTTTGCCATCCCTCAGGAAGTAATATCCCCCGTCATACTTCCTGTAACAATGGACGATCCCGTGGTATTTCATTCGATCCTTGACCCACTTGGGGACCGGCTGTTGATATCTAACGGAAATGTCGAGCCCCCCGGTCGTCTGCCTGTCTACTGCCCAGTACAGGAGCAGGATGACCAAAACGACGTAGGCCGCCCACAGCATGCCTTTTCTCATCTTCCCATCTGAATCTTTTCAAGGCCCCGTTTCCCTTTTAGGCACGCACGGGGCGGGCGTTCTGGGGAGAAGAAGTAGGTATTATGAGAACATATAGTCTGACCTATTACCACCCGTCAAAACCCCCAAATTTGACCTACAGTCGATTTTCTACTCGAAGACGACTGTCGGGTCGTGGCGGGTATAGTTTTTTTTCGTCTGGGCCAAAATTTGGCCGCCTCCCGGGGTCTCTCTCCCGGCGCTTCGGAAGATCCTCGACGGAACCCCCGATCAATCCCCTTTCAAAGGCCCCGTTTTCCCTTTTAGGCACGCACGGGGCGGGCGTTCTGATGGTTTCTCTGGGCGATCTCAGCGATCAGCGGTCAGCGAATCCTGTCGAAGACGCAGTATTTGATGTACTGCGAAACCCTTAGGCCGTATTTGTCCGCGTTTTCCTTGACCTGCTTCCAGTCCTGCTCCCGCAACCTGATGACTACGGTTTTTTTCTTGTTAGCCACGTCTTCCATTTTCATTTGTTTTCCTCCTATCTATGTATTCGTTATAGTTGCAATGCTTACATCTCCACCCAAAGAAATCTTCCCCTTCGATCCACTCTCTTGCGAGATGGTCGCACATCTGCCCGTAATGCGGATTCGCCGGCCGCGATTCGGACAGCGCGCCCTTGCCCTTGTTTTCCATGTTTCCTCACCTCCTTCCTTCCTTTCGTCACCAAGCCGGGCATCCGTCCCGCTCGGGGCAGGCGGCGCAGACCTTCTCGGTGTAGCGATCGCCGGGGCTGCGGGGGCAATCGCCGCTCAGGAGCGGGGGGTCGAACTCGGGCACGTCGTCGCGGTTCTCGTCCTGCACGACGATATCATCCTGGGCCTTTCGGATCTTTTGCCTCACCCTGGCTTTCAGGCTGGCGGTGGCGGCAGCGGCAGCATCCTCCGCGGGCGGGGGCGGAGCCGTCTCGAACCAATCTGCAGGGGAGGACATACCGTCCTTAATGCTGTTATAGACCTTACGCAGCTGGATCAACTGTGCCGGGGTTATGGTTTCAAGGCGGCGCTGGATGCGCTTTTCGATCTGCTCTTTTGTTACCTTGAGAGCACCAAACGCCGCGACCAGCTTCTGGAGCGCCTCCGGCGAGGTGTCGGCCTTGGCTTTCAGCGTTCGTTCGCACTGGCCGACCGCGGCCTCGATGATGTCTCCCGGAATAATGCCGAGGATGCAGGCCCGGAGGCGGCGTGCTCCCTGATTGGCAACGAGTTCGTAGATGTCACGCGAATCCTCGAGCTTATAGCTCCCCTTCTTCGTGTGCCGCTCGTGCTTGACCTGGAAAACCTTGATTTGCCGGACGTTGGTCTCCATGTCCCAGGCGAAGGCCTCAACGGTGCTTTCGCCGTTTTGCTGTTCCAGCTCCCTGATCCCGTATTGGATGTTCCCCCACTGTTGCGCGATCGCCTCGGCGAGACGGATGGAAGGGCCGGTGATCTCCGTTCCCCCTCGGGCGTAGCTGTACAGGGCCTGTTCTGCCAGTCCCGGGCGCTGGCAGGCGACTAGGATCCGGTCCATCGCCGCGATCTGGTCCCGGGGGTATCTTTTTGCCAATACGATCGCCGCCTGGACCTCCGCCATCGCCCGTTGCTGCTCGACTTCGACCATCGCCGTCCCCTGGGGGCGGGTAGCGATGGGCGCCTGAGTGAGGTTGTAGGGTGCAATGTTTTCTGTCATGTTATCCTCCTTTCTACTTTACGAGAAACCGCCGCGACGGCTCCCCTGTTTTTGAATACCGATCGAATAAGTGGGGATGGTCCTTCTGGAACGCCTTGACGTCGAAGGACTTCCTGCCTTTCGTCATCTTGTACGTCACCAGAGGAGTCCCGTCAGGCAGTGCCAGAGTGTCGCCGGCATCGCCCAGGGTGATGATAATCTTCCCCCGCAATTCTTCTTCGATCGCCTCCAGACGCTGTATCTCCTCCCGGACGGCTCTCAGTTCGTCCACGGTAGAGATCGCCTCTTCCGAGGCAATTATAACCCCCTCGGCCCTACTCTTACCGTACCGCTGCACGGCGTCGGCGTAGGAGATGGGATCGGGGGGGTTGCCGTCTTGGACACGGCGCCAAAACTCCGTGCACGCCTCGATGATCAGCTCCTGCAGTTCCTTGTCGGCGGGGACTTCGTACAGCTCGGGAGAGCCGCCGCCGATGGAAACAGGCACGTCGCAGACTTCAAAACCGGTGATGAGCATATAATGCTGGACCTGGAGCGCGTAATAGTCGGGGATTTCGTTCGTCCCAGGCTCACCCCATCCCTTCGGACTCCTGGCCGTTTTGATTTCGACCACCCGGCCATCGTCGGTGTACCCGTCCAGAGAGGCCAGCATGAACGGATACTTGCTGTGACAAAGAATCTTATCGGGGATCCTTACCGCCCTCCCGGTGGTGTCCGAATACCACTGACGGATTGCCGGTTCGATTCGCTTGCCCCATTCCGTCGCCTCGTTCCCCTGCCAGTCCTCGACCTCCTTTCTTTTTTCCTGGTAGACACGATACGGCGTCTTCCAGGGATTTAGCCCCAGGATGGCGGCAATATCGCTACCGCCAATCCCCTTTCGGCGTTCCTCCAGCCATTGTGGTCTGTCCATCCTGTTTCCCTCCGTCTTCAGATGTTTATTGTCTCAACGCAACCATAACCGCGCCACCGCCGGCACGAGGATATAGACTATCGCCGCGCCGATTGTAGCCCAACCGAGGATCCGAGAGTAACGGTCGAGGCGGTCCAGCATCCGCTCCTCGCGATCCTCGTCTATCCTGACGATCGTCTGCCTCATACCCCCTTTTTTCTCTGTCATCATCTCCTCATCTCCTCCTCTCTGTTTTTTTTCAAGCCGCGACAGTATTGCGCGGTCCGGTCTTTTTGTCTACGTGGAAACGGTCCCTGTCCGTGATGACGGGCGGATCGGCTACGATCTCAAGGGCCCTCTTCCGCCCCCGGACGATCTCCCCGGCTTCGTCGCGGACCTGAACCCCCCAACTGCGGGCCACCTCCTCGATGTCGCCCCATGACGGGGACCCGTAGCCCCCGCCGCTGACGAGGGTCACTTGCCACTGGTGGGCCCTGTCTACCCAGTAGACTGGGACCCAGCCCCGACCCCGGCGCACCAGCCGGAGGTCATCATCGTCGAATATCTTTATCTTTTCC